TACATTGTATCAAATTGACCTTCAGCAAAATGCTGGTAAAATACCCAACCTATACCCCCTAACCAATAGTCTAATAAAACTAATAATGAAAGCAAACCACCTGTAACAACATTTTCAACTTTACCTTCAAGGGTTCTAATAGGATAACTTATAATAAAAAATAGTGGGAATAGTGGTCCGAAAAGACAGGCAAATGCCGCAAAAAAAATCAATTTAGCACCACCTCTATATAATACTTCAGTACCTATATTCCAATTAGATAATAAGTCAAAACCGCCCTTACCATCTGGTGTTAATTTACTCCATATACTCATAATACTTTATTTTTAGTTTGTTAATAAAACAAATATAATAAATTTATTTTAATAAAAAAAATTTATTTAGTATTAAGTTTAAAATATTTTTGATAGATTGAATTGAATATGTATTCATTTAGCCATGCAAATGATTCATGAGAGTCAATATTAAACTCTTCACCTATTTCTTCCATTACATAATGTGTAGCATGAAATGATTCGTGCGCAATAATTTTAGGTTGTAGATGTTCTATATTAAATAATATCTTTTTTTCTTCATCTTTATCATAAAAAAATACTGCATATGAACCATCAGCGTCTCTATCTGAACTATAATCTTTTAAAACTTTATTAAATGTTTCTACATCTTTAACAAAACAAAAATCAATATGTGTTTCGTATATGTCTATAGGTATTTTATACCATTTAATATCACTCATACAATTATTATGTGATTAAACTTATTATTAAAGTTAATACAATTCCAGTTAAAAACCCCCACATAAAAGATTTATCACAAATTTCCTCAACATTTTTACCCATATTATTTTATAATAAACACTTAATACCAAATAACTTCAACACCACACTCTTTAAACATTATAAGAGATTCGGTCCAAGACTTACCCCACTTTTCATGATTTAAATCTGGTTTTGGTGAGTAAACTTTACTTAATCCAGATTGGATAATTGCCCTGGCACAATCAACACATGGAAAATAAGTACAATACATTCTAGCACCATTTATATTTATACCCAACCTGGCAGCTTTATATATAGCATTACGTTCAGCATGTTCAGTCCACATATATTTCATCGGTTTTTCATACCTTCTTTGGTCTGTGACATCATCAGCACCTCTAGGAAATCCGTTATAACCAACGGTTAATTCTGTATTTTCTTTATCATGAACAATAACAGCACCAGTTTTGGTGTTTTTATCTTTAGACCAATCAGCCACAGTTTTAGCTAACTCTATAAACCTGTAATCCCATTTTTCTAAATTTTCTTTCTTACCACATTTACATTCGGTACATTTACAATTATCATTACTCATATTAATATGTTTTATTTTTACCCCTTAATTTAACTAGATATTGATTATACTTTAAATATAAGGTTCTTTTCATTTCATCAACTTCACCTATTAAACACGCATCCATACATATTTGACTCCTTAACTCAAGTGTTGTTTTCTCAACATATAGTATATGGTTTTTAAATCTTAAATATTGTTTTAATAATTGTTTTCTTCTTCGCATTTTATTATGTTATAATATTATACACACTTTGTTAACAAATATACTATTAATTTTAATAATACGCAACTTAATTACTTATTACCTTTGTCTAATTTATCTTTTAGTTGTTGTAGGACATTTAAATCTCCTAATGTGTACGTTGCTGAATTAGAAGCATAACTACTATCGTTCTTACCATTATCATCTGCTTTATCAACCTTAATAAAAGTATTTTTATCAATACCTTTTAATAACCAACCAATATGTTTATCACCACTTTTAAATTTATTTATTACCCATTCATAAAAAAATACATACGTTTTTGAAGACATATATGACGTTGTTTTAGTTCCTTGTATTGCCAAATGATTGTCACCTATCAAATCTTTTACTTTTGATTCTTCTATAGCGTTGGGTTTAAACATGTTATGCATGTAATCAAATAAATCATTCCTAACAGTCTCTTCTTTTACACCAGATAAAATTTTATTAACACAAGTTAATTTTTCTTTAGTGATAACACACTTAAAACTACCTTTAGGTTTTACAAAAATTTTCTCGACTTTGTTATCTGGGAAATATGCTCTAACAAGGTGATTGAAAAAACCTCTGGCTTTTTCTGTTTTATAAATCTCATCTAATTTTTTAAAGATATCCTCTTTTTTCATATTGTTAATTAATTTATTTTAATTTCTTATAGTAATGGTATCCAATATTTCCATCAATCGCATAATAAGCCCATCTTAATTCACCTTTCTTAACTTTTTCACCCATATCAAAGAATTTACTACTCTTAGAGTTTTCACTTACCCTAACATACTCATACTTTATCCCTATGGACTTTTTAGTTTTATTAGTTTTCTTTGTTGTGGTGGTTTTTTTAGTTGTGGGTTTTCTTGTTACTTTAGTTTTTGCTGTTGTACCTTTTTTAGTTGGCGCTTTCTTTGTACCAGCTTTAGAATTAGCATTAGTTTTTTTACTAGTAACTGTAGATTTTTTTTTAACTTTTCTTGCCATTAACTATAAATACTAATATTATGTGTCATTATACATAATATAAATATTTAGATAAAAAAATAAAGTCTTAATATCCACATTATCCCCATCTAATTATACCAATAATATCAATAGTAATCCAAACTATGTTCATAGAAAATAAACTCCAGTCTTTACTCTTATACATAACGAATGTCATTACAGTATGTCCAACTAAAAATATATAGTAACTTATAATAACCTCAGTGAAGTTAAGTGATATCGTAAGTGCTGCCAGTATAGTTATTATAACACTAAACCATTTAACGTATTTAAGTAAGGTTAAATTCATTACTATTAAATATCTTAATATTACTTATATGCTTTTCATTTGATATTTGGTTTAAAAACATTTCAACATTCAATTTACCAGAAACTTTCTCAGATTGAGGTTTATTATAGTCTGGTAAACCATCACCAAGTCTATGAATCGGTAAATCTCTCATATATTCAAATTCGATAATCATTATAACCCCTCTTTAATTTTATTAACCCTTTGTTCGTGCCTACCACCTTCATATTCTTTAGTTATAAAGTTTATAACGCATTCTATCGCAGTATCAACATCAATAAATCTTCCTGGTAATGCCATAATGTTAGCATTGTTATGTTGTCTAGCCAAACTAGCAATCTCTGGTTTCCAACATAATGCTGACCTTATACCACTATGTGAGTTGGCTGCCATGTTAATTCCGTTTCCAGAACCACAAATTAATATACCTAAATCAGATAGGTTATCTTCAATGTTAGAACATGTCTTATGTGCGTAATCTGGATAATCTACTGATTCGTCTGAGTAACAACCAAAATCAGTTACTTCTGAAACTTTTGTTTCTAAATAATCTTTAATATACTCTTTTAATTCATAACCACCATGGTCACAACCAATCGATATTCTTAATTTACTTTTTATCATAATCACTTCTTTTATCGTTAAAGGGTAAACCTTTTTTAGCATCCATATAACCTTGTATGAATCCTATTAATATTGGTAATATTATATAATGAAAAGCTGCCAATATTATTAGTAAAAAAACTATATTCATTTTACTACATTTATTTACAAGATTCTTTTATCATATTTGTTAATAATTCTTTAAGCCATTCGTAATCAGCATGTTTTTTTGTTGCTAATAATCTAAAAGAAATTTCTTCCACGTATTTTTTTATTTTTTCCTCTTCCATTTTTTTATTATTTAATATTTAACTGTATCTTTTTTACAACACTCGTTGTAATCTTCTATTAGTAATAAATATTTATCAAATTGTCTATCCATATCATACTTCATATAACTAACTTTTAGTTCCATTTCTGATACTTCACTAGCTAACTCTTTTATTTTTTCAATTTTAGCTAAGTTTGAATGTATACAAATTATTATTATAACTAATAAAATTGCTATTATTTTTCCTTTTAAGTCTTTCATTTACTATTATTACTTTATACTTGATAAGGCTTGTTCGATATCCCTAATCAAATCTTCATTATTTTCAACACCTATTGATAGTCTTACCAACTGTTCGGTAATACCTAACACTTGTTTCATCTCCATATCAACACCAACATGTGTCATTGTAGCTGGGTGTTGTACTAAGCTCTCTGTACTACCTAAACTTACCGCCAGTTTAACTAACTTTAGATTATTAAGGAATGTGAAAGCTTCTTTCTCCCCTCCAACAATATCAAATGAAATCATAGCACCGCTACCACTACACTGTTCCTTCCATATCTCTACATTTCTCTCATCACCATAATCACCTAAATAATGAACTTTATCTACCTTTGGGTGATATCTTAAATATTGAGCAACCTTAATCGCATTTTCTTGTTGTTTATCCATTCTTAGTTTAAGCGTCTCTAAGGACCTTAACATTAACCAAGCAGTGTTTGGACTAACCATGTTACCTAAGAACGTTCTGAGCGTCTTAACCCTAATCATATCCTCTTCTTTACCCATGACAACACCAGCAATTAAATCACTATGACCACCAATGTATTTGGTCGCTGAATAAACTGTTAAATCAGCACCCAACCTTAATGGGTGTTGCCATATTGGTCCCATATATGTATTGTCAACAACTAGTTTACAATTGTTATTATACATTTCATTAAATGATTCTTTTAATCTAGAAAATCCTTTAATATCAAATAAATCATTAGTTGGGTTTGATGGAGTTTCAATATAAAACATCTTAACTGACTCATTGTCATATTCAGATTCATTAATATATATTAAAATGTCTTCCATTGAATCTGTTGGTAGTACTGGGATACTATTAACCCCAACTGATGGTAGATAATGATTTATGAAATGGTCTGTCCCCCCATAAGTTGGATTACTATATACTATAGTGTCACCTGGTTTAAGGTATTCTAATAAGACTGTTGAAATGGCAGCCATACCACTCTCAAATACCGCTGAATCGTCAGCAGCATCCCATAATTTCAATCTATCTTCTAATATCTCTAGGTTAGGATTATTAATTCTACTATAAATTAAACCTAATTCTTCACCTTCATTCTTATCTCTTAAACCATAGGCAATTTCAAAGAAGTCTTTACCTTCTTCTGCTGATTTAAACGCAAAGGTTGATGTTTGAAAGATTGGTGGTTTAACAGCACCTTCACTTAATTCTGGTTTATATCCATAAGTCATCATATGACTTTCTGGGTTTATTATATTTTTTTCGCTCATCCTTATTTTACTTTTTTATCATCTTTGTTTATTTGCAACAGATTTGATAATCTTTGTAAAATCTATCATTTCATCTACACGATTAAATTCTTCATGCCTAGTCTTTTCTCTACTTTTCAATTTACTATATACTTCTGAGACAGCACGACCTAATTCTTGATGATTAGGATATCTTTTAATTAATATTTCAAGTAACTCTTCCATTATTAATAATTTTATTTTAAACTTTTTATTTTTTTATTCTTAAGATATCTATTCAATTCAGCTTTTCCAGAAAAATCATTAAACATATTATAATATAATTCTATATATTTTTCAGCGTTGGCAAATTGCTTCCAATTTTCGCAGCTATCAATAACATCAAAAGCTTTATTTTTGGCTAGTATTTGTTTAAGTATTTCCATTTGCTATTTCATAAGTTGTGAACACTAAATTAAATTCACCACTTGTTGGGGAATAAGGAGTACCGATATCATGTGTATCAATTACTTTATATTGATTAGTGTTTATTTCTGGGAATGTAGTATCACCTTTAATTGGTTGCCCATCAAATCTATCAACCCAAGTAACATAAATTCTATGTGGTCTCATTTCCATTACTTGTTTATAAATTTGACCACCGCCAATAACAATAGTCTCTTTATCCTTAAAAGTGTTAGCTGATTTAAATGCATCTTCTATCGATTCATATACTAAAACACCTATAGGTGCTTTTGATTTAAACTTTTTATCTCTAGTGATTACTATATTAACTCTGTTTGGTAGTGGTTTACCTATTGATTCATAAGTTTTTCTACCCATAATAAGAACTTGTCCAGTTGTCCTACCTTTAAAGTACTTTAAGTCAAGTGGTAAATGCCATGGCATTTTACCATTTTTACCAATAACTCTTGTATCTTTTGCACAAGCTACTATAACACTAAAATTGTTCATATCACTTTGACGTTTCGAATATTTGAATTTTTGCATCTACTTCAGTTAGTTCACTCCACGTACCTAAATAGGTTATAGCTCTAACTTTTCTGTTATCTATCCAACAATACTCTTCACCATCGTTAATTCTAGGTTTATCAGTTACTAACCCATGATAGTTAAATCCATTATCATCAAGCCATTTCTCAGTTACCACTTTATCTTTTGATAATCTCGCTGTAAAGAATGTTATATGATGCCCCTCATCAAACCATTTGTTAATTATATCTTTTGCACCTTCTATAGGTGCAGCATCAGCATAAAGATGGGAGTCTTCATTTTTAATATCGTCACAGACTGTACCATCTATGTCAATTAGAAATATTTTTTTAGACATTTGCATATATTTTATATTTAAATTTTATTTAAAACTTCTGGTTTAATCCATGATTCTAATTCTACTTCGTTAGAAGATAGTTTGAATAATTTCATAAGTAATTCAAAACGGTATTCACCATCTAAAGTATTAACACCATGTTGGTCTTTAATATCCTTTGCTTCTACTACATTTAAAGCTTCTATTATAGATTCTCTCTCACCATGATTTAATCTCCATGTCACATAATCTAAAACATCATCTACATTGATTGTAGGTTTTTCCCTTTCGTAATTATAATTGTTCTTTACTGAGGATTCTATTCTATTAAAATCACTTATACTTATTTTATTTTGATTTATAAGTTGTATAACTTCGTTAATACATACTTCATTGTATTCTTCTTGTTTTGACATAACTTTATTTTATAATTATTTGTTTAATATTCAAATACATCACCATATTTGTTGTATTCATCATCATCTTCATCTGGCTTTATATAATAGTTTAACATACAATCATTTTAATTTTTCATTATATCTTCTTTTAGGTCATTATCCAATGGAATTACCTTTGAATACTTTTTTTTTACTCTGTCACTAATTGGGATTGCATTTCCATCCTCATCAACGCTAACAAATTTTATATCAGTAGCCAAAATTCTTTGTTGTTTACCATTGTAAACATTATGTCTTCTAGCTTCAACGTTAAGTGTTACTGAACTAGTACCAAACTTAACAACACCAGCGTAAATTTTTATTACATGGCTTGGTCCAGCTGGTTTTTCCCAAACACATTTATCCATAGTTACTGTTACCATTCTAGGTGTATCACAAACTTCCATCGCAAAGGCTACGGCATCACCATCAATCCAATACAATAACTTTCCTCCGAAAAGTGTGTTATTAAAACCTAAATCTGAATGTTTCACAGGGTGGACTCCAATTAAGTTCATTACAAATATAATATTTTATTCTTTATTATGCAAGTCTAAATCAGTTATTTTTAGACAGTAGCAGTCTCCTTTAAATTTCCACTCACAACCTTTGATGGTGTCGTCAACTTCACCTTCTCTTCTAAAAGTGGCTTCTTTAAAAAATTCTTCTTTATTTTTCCAACCAACAATCCAACCAGTCCTAAGTGATTTATGTATTACAACAAAGCAATACCAATCACATTTTTGTTTGGTGTTGTATGAGAATATGTTATAAGTATGGTGCAATTGAGGTGGAACGTTTTGTTTCTTTGTTTTTACATCAACTTTTTTATTTTTTATGATTAAATCATAATCATAATCACCGACATATTCTGCTTTATCACCATAATAATCCATAACTATTATCTCACCTAAAGCACCAACTTCATTACCTTCACCCTTAGTAACTGAACCCTTTAAAACATTGAATTCATATAGTTCTTTACCCCTAGCTCTTTGTTCATCACTTATCTTTATTTTTATCATATAACAAATATAGTAAAATTAATTAAATTTTTCAAGTTTATTCTTATAACTTTTATTAAGGTTTTTAAAACACCATGATGCAGCGAGTAACGACATAATCAATAACATATATAATGTTGATATACCTCTATCTCCATTTATAAAAACATGTAAATCGTATATACCATGAAGTGTTATTGCACTTAATAAACCGATTAAAATAAAAATCCTACGTCTGAGTTTATCTGACTTTAAAACAACTATATCAAATAGAGACCTATTCTTCAACCTGGTCCCAACTCTACCCAAAGCAATCCAATAACCCATAAATAAACCAAAAACCATGTGACCTATAACAGCTGTCACAGAGCGCCATAATATAACGTCTAATGGGTCAAATGCTTTCATAGCATATGAAACATTCTCAACAACAGCGAAACCTAAACTAATCATAGCAACATTAAACATCGTACTTAAAGGATGGTATTTACGTTTATCATTATTAAGTAACTTTTCTATAATAATAAAAGTGATTAATTTAACTAGTTCCTCTATCAACCCAACTTGGATGAATGTTTTAGCATGTAAAAAATGTAAGGGGTAAATCTTGTGATTAGTAATCACAGATGCTATATTATTCCAACCTGGAAACAAATAGAAAAAATAAAGTAATAGTATAACCGACATGAATCCACCAACTAGGTAAACCATCCCGTTTTTAATGTTAATAGTTTTATAAGGTATCGTTATGTATATTATAAAACTATATATTAAAGCTGGTAGTAAAGATAACACCATTATACTAATAATCCCCATGATAATAAATATCATGGGGATTATAATTAGTACTGTTTAATTTTATATTTTATCTTCTTTGATAAAATTGTCATTCAAATAGTCGATACACATTTTAACAGCTTTTTCACTATCAAAATAATTATTGTCTTCAGCAATTGTAATAAGTGTACCTAACGCATTACAAACAGTTGTTAAGTCATCCATAACCATTTTTCTGGCACTGTCCTCATCCTTAACTGTTTCTACAACATTTTCTGGTTTTGTAATTCTTATAGGGTCTTCCCTCTCAGAATCTAAATCTATCATTAAAGTATTTTTCATAATACAAATATATATTTAATTGTTTGAAATGTCAAGTATATTACCTATACTTCTCTGGAACTATGTTAATTAATTCCTCAGAAAAATCGTATTTATCATTATACTTAACAACGTATCTAAGTAGTTTAGCTTTAAACTCTAAATCAGATTTACTTGTTTTAAATTTCTTAGGGTTTTCTTTTGCTTTCTCAATAACACTTAAACCAGCGTTAGCTTCTTTAGTAGTCCAAAAATGGTTTTCATCCATCTTGAAGAATCTGTTAAGTGGTTTCCTATATTTCCAATAAGCCATAAACGTTTCATTTCTCATCTTATTTTGGCTCATTTCACCTTTCTCTTGTGTACCATGAACTAATAAAGCAAAGTTAGATTCCTTACCACCCTTTTGTTTAGCTAAATCATCATCTAAGTCAACAACAAGACCAGCTTCTAAAACTTCTTCTGGTGTATTAAACACATGTGACTCTTTAACATCAACATTTGGTAAATCTCTATCTCTCTTACCACCCTTAGAAAGAGTTATTGACAAGTTAGGTATTTCATCTAAAGCATCTTTATATTTTTTAATGAACGGTACTGATTTAGTATACGCATAAAAATAAACCTTTGGGAATTTTTTAGCTGCTTCCATCCAAGCTTCCAAATATTTAGTGCTAAAGAAATCTCCAGATTCGTGAATTCTAATACCTTCTTTAACACCATCTGTATCAAAGAAATGTTTAATAGACCTAACTATCAAGTCAGTCATTGCTTTTACACCACCTTCTTTGGCAGCTTCATCAATTAAATCTTTATTATGCCACCTATTAGCTCTAATTGCATCGTATTGCATTTCTTGGTTAGCAGCATAGCAATCGAATTCAGCATCATCACCCTTAGTTACTTGTACATCACCCTTATAAGGAATCTTTTCACCAGTTTTATTACTAATCTTATATGTACCCTCTTTATCTGGGTCCATTTTTCTATACCTATCAACTTTTTTAAGACAAAGATTAGCAAATGGACATGTCCAGCCAGCTGGAAGTGAGAATGTAGCAACTGAACCACCAAGTTTTGTGTTTTCAGCACTAAATGTAAGTACACAAATATCTAATAAGGCATCCATCATATCATCTTCCATACCTTCATAAAGTTTGGTTACAAACTTGTTAGGTGTAGATGTTAATAAATTGTCTACAATCTCATTAATTAATTTATCATTATTGTGAATTTTTGTCCCTTCAAAAACATTATTAATTTCAGTTACGAAGTTTTTTCTATTCTCTTCGTGTTTTAAAATATTTTCTTTTAGTAGTTTTTTAATACTCATACCAATTCTTTATAATAAATATGTAAACTATTAATAAAGTTTACTTATTATTATCATTTAATCCCTTAATCTCATCTCTAAGAATTATAGCATCTTCGTACCTTTCTTCTTCGATTGCTAAAATTAGTTTTTCTTCTAAAGATAATTCACGTTCTTTATAAGCACCTACTATCTCTTCTTTAACAATTAGACCTTCTTCAGTCTCCCAAATACTTCGCTTAATTGTTTGACCATCTTCCTCAAAATGAGAGATATCGTCTGGTTCACCCAATTCATTTTCATGTGGGTTCCTAGTATTTTCATTTAACTCACTAAAATTGTTTAATCTTTTAATTAAGTTTTTAATTCTTTTTAACCTGTTTTCAGACCCTTTATCAAAAGCGTCATTAAATAAATCATCAAACTCTTCGAACATAACTTTTTTTTTTACTGTTTTTATTATAAAGGATATATCAAAATAAAAGCCAATTACTTTTTTCTGACAAATTTTCTACGCTTATACTTTAGAACTGTCAAAATATACCTAAATGGATTTATTTTAATTAAATAAAAATATAATCCAAATAAAAAAACTGATAATAGGTAGAAAATAAAGGTAGTAATTGCGTAAGAATCGTTTGTCATTTTTAAAACCATGTAAAAAAGTGCATCGTAACCCATTGGGTTCAGAAACATTGCTGTCATTAGAACTAATGTTGCTTTTTTGTTTCTGTTTACTGCCTTCATCATCCATATTTTTTTGTAATTTTTCCAACATAAACATCAAAATAAGCTAGTCTGGTTTGGTAACATATTTTCCCAATAGACTATTTGCTCATTAAGTTTCTTTAGTTTATTATTAATTGAAGCTCTTTCTTTCATTAACTGTTTTTTATCGTCATAAAGAAATTTTAGAGCTTCATCAATATCATATTGAGTAACCGTTTTACTCTCTACTAAAATATTTAACTTATCTTTAATTTTATCCTTCATATTATATAAATATGAAGAATATTATATTTAAGACATTATAACTTCAATCTCATTTAATTTATTTAAGCCACTTGCGAAAAAATTAGCTTCCTTTTCTCTTCTATCTTTCAATCCAGGGAATTTTCTAAAAGACCTACGACTAGTCTTCATTATTTCGTCTTTAGCCTTTTCATATTTACCTCTTTTAACCAACTGTATAAAATGAGAGTTTCTGAACCCACTTCTACCCATATTAAATGCCATAGATACCATAGCATCATACATATCCTGGTTAATATTGTATTCAATACCCTTATCATCCCAACTAGATAAAACATCGTTAATTGCGTCTTCAGCTTTTTTTATGTCGGACCTAAGTAGTTTTTCAGCTTCTGCTCTAGTTATTGTTTGGCCATCCTCGAATTGAGATGTTCTAATTTTTTCCGCATGACCCCAACCAACGGTCACCATTTTATCACCAAGTTTATAAGCAGTAAGTACAGGTTCACCCTTTTGTTTTTCATCACCCTCTTCGTTCTTTATGAAATTAATTAAACTATCTGATGCAGATGTGGGTGTATTAATTTTTGTAGGTGGTGTCTCTACCTTATCACTTATAGTTGACATAACTTCATCTTTTATTTCTGGAGCATGAACAGTCAATATATTATTCATAGAAGACATTGATAATAAACCTATTAAACTAATAACACCGTACTTTACTAATTTCATTTTTATTTTTTTAGGTAGTTTTTTGAATTTATCTATTAAAGTTTTTAAAAATAATTCAGCTTTCTTTGGGGTGTTTATATCTTTTTTAGCTTTATCAATTCTTTCTTTAGCGATATCCCATTCAAATGTTATTGGTCCTTCGTTTTCAAAAAGCATTAAGATTTCGTTTAAATCATTTTCATATGATTTAATTAATAAAGCTTCGTTTAATAATGTTTTTACTATAGTACTCAAATCTATTTACTTGTTGTTGGGTTGAATCTCATTCTTATTACTCTAGATAGTATTTTAAACAAATCTTCTTTAGTTCTATTTTCACGTTTATCTATATAATTATTAATAATTTTCGCAATTCTAATTTCTTTTTTTCTACCCAACTGAAATTTGTAATTAATAACATCGAACATACTCATAAAATAATAACCGTTAAATTTACTCGCTCTACTAAATATTTTTTTTTGTGGGTCAACTTCAGTACTCGCATATTCACCACCAGCTTTACTTGGGTCCCACTCTTTGAATACTTCAATATCCATTTGTGTTAATCCTAGTTCTTGTGGTCTGAATATACCCTTTTTTAAATTATCATTAAAAGAATCCTCATCAACTTTATCAGAAACATTATTTTTTAGTGTTCCCCAAAGCTTTGGGTTTAAAGGTATTACAATATCTAAATCACCAGGTTCGCTAGGTATTTTAACCATTTTTTCTTCTGAAATTTCACTACTTAAATCATTTATTAATTCAACTAATCCTGGATACAAATATAATCTAGCTGACCCAGCTATGAAATATTTTTTATCTCCTGTGTCTATACCAAAATTTTCGAATACTACATCCTTTGATTCTTCTAGTAATGCGTCTAGCTTTGCATTACCTTCTTCTAATAATACAGTTTCATTAAATGCCTCTTCTAGTTTATTCCAGGCATCTAAAATTACCATTTCTTCATATATACTATATAACTTCATATGTTTTAAGTTTCTCAATAGCTTTATTATTATATTGAGATTTAATACTCAATGGTTTTAAGTTAAAAATCATATTGGCTGGACTTGGTCCTTTCATAAATAAGAAGTTGTAAGCAGACCATTCAGATTTTAAATAGTAATGCTCATCTTTTAAAACCTCAATTAAAGGATAACCATGTTCGTCAATATATTTCCAATCATAAGTATTACAAATCTTACTCACTTTTTTAATAAATATTAAGTATTCGATAATTCTTATACTTAATAATACTAACACAACGATACTTGAACTCATAATAAATGTCATAACTATAAATATTAATGTTTAATCAAATATAGTAATTAATTTTCAATTATCAAAATTTAATTCAAATTAAATTAAAAACTATCATTTTATCATATTTAATCACTTTGACATTTAATGGTAATATATACTCTTTAAATTCTTGGAAATTGAAGTCCGAATCTTTTATTAACAGACATAGATTAGTATCGTCTGTTAATTGTAAATCTTCATCTTTGAAGACCTCGATATCATACCTAGAATTAACTAAATCTAATATATCTTTTTTTAAGTTTAATGTACTTAACATGCTTCAAATATAGTAATAAATATTTAAATATAATTATAAAACCTTAATCATTTACAAATAAATTTTAAACCTTATAATTAAGTATGGTTAAGGGTGTAGTATATTTAATAACTGATTGGAGTTCTGTCCCAGAAAAGTACAAAATAGGTATAACTAAAAACTCACCTAATGATAGGTTAAAGTCTTTACAAACTGGTTCATCTGGTGAATTAGTTTTACTTAAAACATATGAATCTTACAATTATCGCAAAATAGAAAGTGCATTACATAGAGGTTATAAGCCTTATTCCACAGATGGTGGTAAGGAATGGTTTGAATTACCAAATGAAGTGGCTCTTAATTTTATTAATGAATGTAAACAGATAGATGATAATATAAAATTTTTAATGGAAAGTGATAATCCATTTATTTAATTTACATATTAACAAACATCAGCTTCAAAACCACAAGAACCGTTTTTCTCAATACATTCTTTAATCTCATACCCTAATTTTAAATCAGCATAATCTTGTAAGATATCCCTTACAACATATTCATCAACTTCAACACCTTCATTGATGAAATATTCCACTAAAATTTCGTAATTATATGAATCTCTTTCGTCAAAAAATTTATCTAATATAGTTTTTTTATCACTCATAAATTTTTCAATCTCCTCAATCTTTTCAATAACTTTTGGTAAATGCTCTTCTTTAAAATAATAACATAAAGGTGCGCATTCTTCACCAAAATCTTCCGCTAATTCTTTGTCAATCTGACCTTTAACACCAAATCTATCTGCGGCATCACTTGATTGTACTCCAAACCAAAATTTACCGCTTATATCACCATCATAATATCTTCCCATGACTTTTTTTTATTTAAATTAATTATCTTTTAATACCGTAATTTGATTTATACCAAACTCTTTCATGAATATAGTAAAGAGTCATCTTACTTATGACTTCAACACCACCTATGGATAACCCTATTTTCCAGTCACCAGTTATTAATCCACCAATAACTATTGTATCTATTGTACCTAATACCCTCCAAGTTATTGTTTTTAAAATATGTCTTTTATGACTTATTTCTGGTTTCATACATAGTTAAGTTATAGTAAATAAAATCTACACTATCCTCTATACTCATCTTGTCTGTTTTAATAAACATATTAGGGTTTTTAGGTTCTTCATAAGGTGAGTCAATACCTGTAAACATAGGTATTTCACCAGCTCTAGCTTTCTTATATAAACCCTTTGGGTCACGTTCTTCACAAACATCTAATGGTGCCTTAATATAAACTTCAATAAAGTTATCTTTACCTATTATATCTTTAGCTATTCGCCTTTCATTTTCAAATGGTGAAATAAAAGCTGTGATAACTATAACACCTAAATCAGTCATTAGATTTGCAACTTCAGCTATTCTCCTAATATTTTCTTTTCTATCATTATCAGAAAACCCTAAATCTTTATTAAGACCCATCCTAATATTATCACCATCCAAAACATAAACTAATTTACCTTGATTATGTAGCTTAGACGCTAATTCATTTGCTATAGTTGATTTACCAGAGCCAGATAAACCTGTTAACCAAATTGTTTTACCTTTTTGTTTAAGCAAATCTTCTCTTTCTTCTCTAGTTACCCTTTGTGTAACTTTAAATAAATTATTCATAATTATGATTTTTCAATTTTAAAACACTTCTTACATTGTTTAAACCCACTATCAAAAGGTGGTTTCCAGTCGTGGTCACACCTTTTGATTTTGCGTTTTGTTTTAAAATTACTAATAAAACTCTTAATTTTTTTAAACAAAATATTAAAAATTTCTAGTATCCTCAACAAATTTTGTTGGGTTATTTAATATCCATTCCATAAGTGGTCTTTGGAATCCTCCTGGAAGTGGAAAACCTTTCATATATAAGACACCAGCTACTATATGAAATTCTTCACCATTTTTAAACTCCATTACTTGTGGAATTTCTTTTAATTTTAAATTTTCAGCATGTTTAAGTCTAAACACTCTGTTACCTATTAATCTTTCTCCCATAATTTATTTTTTTAAAACGGTATATCGTCATCACTGCTATGGTCTGGTATTACAGTTTCAATTTTTTTTGTTTTTGTTGTTGCTGCCGCACCTTTAACATCTATAGTCTGACCATTCAGATTAACGTAATACTTTCCCTTATATTCATTACCTCTTATAGAAAAATTAATAATAACTTCATCACCTACGTTGACATTATCTAATGTTAGTGTTGAGTCTTTCAAAAACTCAAACTTAACGTCCTGTGGAAATTTATCATCAGATGTGATAACTATTTCTCTCTTTTTAAATCCAGAATCCCATGTTTGGGTTTCCATAACTTCTTTAACTGTTCCTTCAAATGTGTATAACATAATTTAATTTTTTTACAAATATAGTTAATTAAAACTTAATAATCAAGTTAATAATTATTATTTATTTTTTTTATTTAAGACCAATAGATACAGAGGTCATATGTAAATGTAACCCAGTTAGCTCAACCTCATTTTTTGTACTTATAGCACTGGTTAATATAATTTCTTTATTATCATAAAAATCAAATGTGTATCTGAAATCTTTATTTAATAGACAATCATTGAAACTATAGTTATTAGTTAATGTAAACCAAAATAACTCATTATTAATATCTAGTTTATCTTCTGTTGAAGTGGCGAACCAAACATCTTTAACATCATCCCAATAAACTTTAATCAACGTCTTCATCATCATCATCTTCAGTATCATCTAAATTAGTCAAATCATTTCTCATATCTTTGTAAGCATCATATATATCATCAGTCATTTGATTATTTAAATCATTTAATGATTCTGTTGAGGCATCTCCATACTGCGAGTCAATAACTTTCTTTGCTGAAAACATAGCACATAAATCACTGAATAGTTGTACATCCCTCTCTTCGAATATTATACCACTGACCAATATCATAAAATTACCAACACTAGTTATAGTGTAATCTTCTTTATTAGTACCTTCTTTTATTAAAGTGTTTCCTATATTAAAAAGTTTTTCACTTAATTCGTCATGTCTTTTATTGATTTCCATTTTTGTTTTTTTTTATTTAATAAATGAATTATGGTGTAATTTCTGTAACAATACCTTTAACTGCAAAGTCTTTGACACTCTTCCAATGTTCTATATTGTTACTGTCGTATGGCTTACCTTTATTTGAAGTATTAACAGCCAACGTTATATGTGGTTTATCATTATTTGAATAATAACCCTCGACACCAACAGCAATAGCTTTATCTGATACCCCTAATGATTTAACTGTTAATGTAACCTCTTTACCTAAGTCACCTTCTAAATCTTCTGGTAAGCCTTTACCAAAAACAATTGTCATGTGATGGGCGAATGTTTTCCAACCTTCGGGTATTGAATCTTTAAACTCATTCAATAATCTTTTGCTCTCGAAATCATCTAAAACAACTGCGGAATACAGAATCTTTTTTGGTTTATCGGGTTGACTATCGAATCTAGATTTAGAATTAATAACCTTTTCAAGTGAAAGTGGTCCAACGCTCTTATGTGCTTGAATCATTTGTGATATTTTTCCTAGTGGAACCCCATGCGTATTTCTTTCTGCCAATTCCTCAGCTGAAAGTCCTCCAGTACCAACATCAACAAATTTAATATTTTCATTAGCATATCCCATATTAAGTGCTGACTCAATATAATTTTTTGGTTCATCTGGTCTAATATTGGTGTTATCTACTATAACTGGTGACACACCGCTTTTCATTGCTTTTTCAGCCATTTTGAAGTTAGTGGCATGCATTTTACCAATTGGTGCGTAGTTACCGTTTTTAAACATATTTGAAAAGAACTCATTATAATCACCTTGTGCTTCAATCCTGTCGTCCGTTGAGAATATCTCACCACTACCCTTCAACTCTCTTGCTTTAGTTGATTTACCAGCACCTGGGATACCTCTCATTATGATTAATACTTGGTCTGGTCTACTTACTGTAGAACCTAGTGCGTTTTTTTCTACTTCTTCCCTTAATATCTTTTTTATAGTATCTTTCATAGTAAATAATCTTTAAATTTTTTGTTTATTTCTTCTTTAGTTAAATATGTTTCTAATAATATTTCAGTTTCTGAGAAGTCTCTATTAATGGCCAGTGTTTTATAAGAGTAGAAGTCTTCAGAAAAGTCATTGACTAAATCATCAAAATGTTTTACTTTTAAGTTATACTCATTAATGTTTTTACCATCTTGGTGTGTTTTATAATATATCATGGTTTCTAGATAATGAAACCTAACATCTTCATGGTCAATAGAATTCATAGTATCTAATATTTCATCAACACTAATATTGTAACCAATATAATTAAGAACTTCACTTTTTATTTCATAATCAATAGCTGATTGTTCAAATGAAGGTACATCGAATATCTTGAATGGTCTGCAATCCTCTAAATCCATTCTCATACTTTTATTATCCATTGAGACACCGATAAATCTATGACCCTCAAAGAAAACATAGAAATCAAACATATTTAAAGATGGCATGAACCCACCGTCATTTAAATCAATATATACTATAACAATTCTATTAATATTAGTCATGGAACAAATATATAGTTAATATTTTGATTATACAAATTTATTTTGGATTATTTCTATTTTGCTCTAACAGTTCCATTACCTTATCCTGTAATTCAGCTGGTAATTCATCAAAGATATCATCAATCTTAATTGGTTGTCCATCGAGTGTTTCAAATTTATTAGAATTTTTGTAGTATTTAATAATATTACCATTTGGGAGTTTCAATTTTTTAAATGACTCTTTAGTTTTCTTAGGTTCTTCTAATGACCTTTTCCATGCATTTATATTTTTTATGGTAACTGGTTTTTTTACTGGGTCATAAAAATTTGATTTACTAAATTCAATTAACGTATCTAGTTCTATAGACATATCATATTCACCCTCTTTTCTATGTTTCCAATATAGAGTTGTCATATCGTTATCATTAACAATCGCAAGTAAAAAACTACCTTTATCTCTTTCTTTAAACGGTGGGTGCTTAATTTGCATTGGAGACTTGTATAACCAAACTCCTATCTTATCTTTGTCATAACCAAACTCAAGGGATTCAAGTTTTTTAATATTTAAATCTATGATTTCTTTATGTTTATCATCTAAACCTTTTAGTGTGCTATTTTCAATTCTATTTGGATAAGAATCTTTTTTCCAATGTTTTGATTTTATAGCTTCAATTAATTTTTCCCTAATAAACTGTTTCATACAATATAAATATATTTAAAAACTTAAATAACCACAAAGAATATAATTTTACCTTTCTCCTTTGTCATTTTTATTTGACCTTCATAACCTTCGTCTAATGCTTGTTTTTTATACTTGTCGTATATTGTGTCAAAATCTTCTTTTAGTGATTTTTCTTTTTCCGAACCAAGTCTCCTAACTCTCTCTTCCATACCCCTTAGAATTAAAAAAGCTCGAACATTTTAAAATTCGAGCTTAATATTAATTATTTATATTTTATATTATAATTTATATACTATCTCGCAAACTTTTACATATTTAATCATGACAAAAATTAGACCTTAATCCTCTGTTCTTTTTCTTTTAACTTTATTTTTAGCATTTCTAATAAGTCTTTCTTCCATTCTCGCTACTTTAATCTTTAAATCTGTATTTTCTTCTATCAACTTATTTATTTTTTCTTCTAAACCACCTATTTTATCTTTAAGTTCTTCAATAACTGCTAATGATATATTATCATCCCTTTCAGATTTTTTTTCGTTTTGGTCCATCTTTTTCTTTATGATGTTCCAAATTTCTTTAATCCCAAGTGCTGAAATAAGAGCTATTAATAAAGTTTCGTCCATTTTTCTAGCGTAATTACTTCTCTATTTTAAATACTAAATGAATATTCCCCTTACCATCATTAATAACTTTTCCAGAAGAAATTGTTGGAATTTTAGAATTATCTAATCTATTTTGAGCCAATCCTTCATCGGTATCATTTACTTTAAAAACCATTTGACCTTTATCTGACTTAATAAATTCAATCTTATCAATATCGAACCCCAAGTCTTCTAAATCTTCTATAAACTGTACTCTAGCTTTACCTAGTACTGGACTAGTATCTCTACCGACCTCGTTTAAGTTATTTTCTTCTTTTACAAATGTTTTTCCGCTAATCCCTCTCCTATCTAAATATTTAGCCATGGTTGTTGGGTTGTTAGTTCTTATTTCCCTACTGTTCCTACCCATATGTAAATTTTCTGGTGACCACATCATTTCTAGCCAATTATAAAACGCTACTTTATTATCATTAGCCATAGCAGCACTACCAACTCTTTGTTGACTGAAAAAGTTCATTATTTCGTCTTGAAGCTTTGCTGGAATTTCTATCTCCTCAACTTCTTCAGATTCAGTAACCTTTTTATCATCCATAGCCAACGCTGACATGACGTTTGACATTTCTTCATCAGACACGTCTGGCCCTAATTGAGCTTTAATAGAATCAATATTATATTCCTCTTCTTTTATTAACCCCTTAGATTCAAGGTGTCTCTGCTCAGCTAATAGATTAGCTTTTTTAATATTTTTACTTTTATCAAATTTTCTCATAATATTATTTCTTAACTTATATATATTTTATTACCTGTAGTGTAAAGATTACCGTATGTTTCACCATCAACACCAACAAATACTTCACCCTTTGTTTTATAATCATCAACTCCTGGACCATCTTTAACTTCTTTTAT